CGGTGGTCGCCGTATCATTTCCTCGATTTAACGCACGGGAAGACGCATGAACCCCCTATATTTACAGGTTTTTGAAGGTATGAAAGACAAACAAAGCAGGATAAGAACTGAAAAGAACAGGCTTACAAAGATCTACAGAGATCTGCCAGAGAAAAAGAAGGCGATAGCTCAGGGACTCATAGAAAGGGCGGCATACATCAGGGTATCGATGCAAGACCTCGAGGAGTTCCTTGATGAGAACGGCTATGTCGAGAAGTTCAAGCAGGGTGCGCAGGATCCTTACGACCGCAAGAGGCCGCAGGCTGATCTATATGTGCAGTTTTCAACACAGTACAACAAGATCATCCAGCAGCTTGACGGGATGCTCCCGAAGGTGAAAGAACAGCCCGTCGTGGAAGAGGATGTCTTTGACAACTTCGTAGATAGCCGTGAGGATGTATGATCAGATATCCGGAAGACTACAACCCCATTCTCAGATATTGGGAGCGTATCGAATCGGGGAAGGAAATCGTATCACGGAAAGTATATGCGACATACAAGCACCTTGCGGATTGCGTGAATAATCCGGGGGAATACTTTTACTCGCCAAAGCGTGCGAACCATGTGATAGAGTTCTTCGAGAACTTCTGCCATCACTCCAAAGGCAAGGAGGGCGGTAAGCTCGTTAAGCTGGAGCTGTGGGAAAAAGCGCTGCTTGCAGCGACCTTTGGCTTTATAGATATAAACGGCAACAGGCAATATCGTGAGGTTATGCTCATTGTCGGAAAGAAGAACGGCAAGTCACTCCTGGCATCAGGAGTAGGTCTGTATATGCAGATCGGAGACGGAGAGCCGGGCCCTGAGATATACGGTGTCGCATCAAAGCGAGACCAAGCCAAGATAATATGGGGAGAGGCCAAACACATGGTGATGAAATCTCCCGCACTAAGGAAAAAGATAAAGCCACTCGTTGCAGAGCTGTCATCGGACGCTTACAACGATGGCTTTTTTAAGCCCCTCGCATCCGACAAAGACACTCTTGACGGACTCAACGTGCATTGCTGTCTGATGGACGAGATCCATCAGTGGAAAGACGGCAAGGCTCTCTATGACATCATGGCCGATGGCGTGACGGCGAGAGAACAGCCGCTTATATTCATCACATCCACAGCGGGCACGATCAGGGAGGATATATACGACCTGAAGTATGACGAAGCCACGAGACTGATAAACGGGTACGAGGATCCGAACGGATACAAGGATGAACACCGGCTTGCGTTTGTGTACGAGCTGGATAAGCGTTCCGAGTGGACAGATCCGGATTGCTGGAAGAAGGCAAACCCCGGACTTGGCACGATAAAGAATGCAGAGACCCTTGCGGCGAAGGTCGAGAGGGCAAAGCTCAACTCCGCTCTGGTAAAAAACCTCGTGTGTAAAGAGTTCAATATCCGCGAGACATCCACAGAGGCGTGGCTGACTTTTGACGAACTGAACAATACAGCGACCTTCGACCTTAAAGAGCTCCATCCCCGGTATGGCATCGGTGGTGTGGACCTGTCGAGCACGACAGACCTCACGAACGCCACTGTGATATTCCAGGTGCCGGAAGACGAGCACATTTATGTATTGCAGATGTATTTCCTTCCTGAGGATCTTTTGGAGAAGAAGGTAAAGGAAGACCAGATACCATACGACCTGTGGCATGAGCAGGGACTCCTGACATTGACTCCGGGCAACAAGGTACACTATAGATTCGTGACCGAGTGGTTCCAGCAGGTACAGAACGAGTATGACATATACATGTTCAAGGTCGGGTACGACTCGTGGAGCGCGACATATTTCGTCGAGGAGATGAAGGGCATCTTCGGTGAGTCTGTCATGGATCCTGTCATCCAGGGTAAGAAAACCCTGTCGGCTCCGATGAAAAGCCTTGGTGCTGACCTTGCGAAGAAACGGATCGTGTACAACAACAACCCGATACTCAAATGGTGCATCACCAACACTGAGGTCGATGTTGATAAAAACGATAATATCCAACCCTGCAAAGGGCGCAATGCTACAAGGCGAATAGACGGCCTCGCGGGATTGCTAGATGCTTATGTGTGCTATGAACGCCATCTGGACGAATACAGCACACTTATCTGAGGTATGGACAGATGGGATTTTTTAACAACCTAAAGAAATTGTTTAACAAGAATACAGATGCCGTGGTGATGAAGATGATCACCGACACAGGCAACGGATATTACGAGTGGAACGGTAAGCTGTATCACTCCGATATCGTAAGGGCTTGCATAAAGCCGAAGACGAAGGCGATAGGCAAGATCGTGGCAAAGCACATATACACGACAGTCAAGCCGGACGGCACCAGAGACATAAAGGTGAACCCGCGAACCTCGATACGCTTCCTGCTGGAAGAGCCAAACGAGTACATGACCGGGCAGGTCTTTCAGGAGAAGATGGCAAATCAGCTGTCACTTAACGGCAATGCCTTCGCCCTGATCATCTACGACTCCTACGGTCAGCCAACAGGCCTCTATCCTGTGCCGTGTACATCAGTCGAGGCAAAATACACGCAGGGCGGTGAGCTGTATCTTAAGTTTTACTTGCAGAACGGCAAATATCTCGAAGCTCCGTACAAAGAAGTCATCCATCTGCGCGACGACTTCTTTTTTAATGACATTTTCGGAGACAGCCCGCAGGAAGCTCTTGCCAATCTGATGGAGATGGTCGGCACTACGGATCAGGGACTGATGAAGGCAATAAAGAATTCCTCAGTCATCAAATGGCTGTTGAAATTCACGCAGGCGCTCCGGGATGAAGACCTTAAGCAGCGGGCGCAGGACTTCGCGGACAATTACCTGAACATCTCAAACAATTCCATGGGTGTTGCCGCGGTAAACTCCAACGCTGAGGCTACACAGATAAAACCGTATGACTTCGTACCGAACGCGGCACAGATCGACCGCGAGACGGCGCGGATATATGCGTTTTTCAATACAAACGAGAGGATAGTTCATTCGAACTATTCCGAGAATGAATGGGTAAGCTATTACGAGGCTAATGTTTCGCCGGTTGCCATCCAGATGGCGGGCGAGTATACGCGGAAGCTCTTTTCCAGAAAGGAAAGGGCATTTGGTAACGCGATAGTGTTCGAGGCATCTTCGCTGACATTCGCGAGCATGACCACGAAACTGAACCTCGTCCAGCTCGTTGACCGTGGCGTAATGACACCTAACGAGATGCGGTCGTACTTTAACCTCGCGCCTATCGACTACGGTGATACGGCATTGCTGAGGAAGGATACCGGCACACTGGCGAACCCTGATGATGGAGGTAGTGTAAATGAAGATGATAGAGATAACGGGAACGATAATCCCGAATGAAGACCAGATGTTTTATGACTGGTTCGGGGTTGATGCAACAAGCCCCCGGAAAGTCAAAAGCGCCCTTGCGGAAGCAGGCGGCGAAGAGGTGACGGTGGAGATCAACTCCGGCGGCGGCGACCTCTGGGCGGGCAATGAGATATCTCATGCTCTTGCGACTTACGCAGGAAAGGTCACGGCAGACATCACCGGCATAGCCGCAAGCGCCGCTACAGTGGTAGCGTGCGGTGCGGATCATGTCCGCATGTCTCCGGGAGCGCAGTACATGATACACAATGTTTCATCCTATGCGTTTGGAGATCATAACGAGATGGATAAAGCTTCCGGGATACTCCAGAACGCAGACAAGGCGACCTCGAATGTATACCGGATGAAGACCGGCATGTCAACGAAGAAGCTCCTCGAGCTTATGAACGCTGAGACATGGATGGATGCAGACAAGGCTATCAAGTATGGCTTTGTTGACGAGATCATCGGTGGAGCAGAGCAGGACAATAAAAACCCTGACTCTTTCACACTTATAAATGCAGTTCCTCACTGTGTGATACTCAGTGAAGAGCAAAAAGCAGAAGCTAAAGCGGCGCTGCAGGCCGGAGAGAACGGCAAAGACGAGCGCATCCGGCTGATGCAGAACCAGTTAACCCTATTGAAACTCAAAGGAGGAATAAGTCATGTTTAAGAATTATGACGACTACAAAGCACAGAGAGATGCTCTCCTTGCGCAGGCTCAGGGCTTCGCAGATGAGGGCAAGCAGGAAGATTATGACAAGGCTGTTCAGGCCGTAAATGATCTCGATGCAAAGTACACAGAGTGGGCTCAGAGGCAGTCCGATCTTGCGGCTCTTCAGGGCGCTGCAAAGCCCCCCGTATCGGCAGCAGGCCATGAGGCTATTGTTGACCGTATCACAGAGCAGGACAACGATCTTGAGTATCGCAAGCAGTTCATGAACTATGTCATGAAGGGTACTCCCATCAGAATGAGCAACAACGACGAAGTTACCACCACCGATGAGGTAGGTGCAGTCATTCCCCGTACTGTTGTCAACAGGATCGTTGAAAAGATAGAGAAGTCCGGCAACATTCTCAATCTTGTTACCAGGACCTTCTACAAGGGCGGTGTCGTAGTACCTACTTCCAGCGCAAAGCCTACTGCTTCGTGGGTAGCTGAGAGAGGCGATGTTGATACACAGCAGAAGGCTGTTGGCTCTGTTGTATTCGTATACAACAAGCTGAAGGTTAAGGTTGCAGTATCTCTTGAGGTTAGCGTAGTAACTCTGGATATCTTCGAGCGTACTATCGTTGATCAGATCTCGCAGGCAATGGCAAAAGCACTTGATGCTGCCATCATCAACGGCCGTGGCGCTGCTACATACCATGAGCCTAAGGGCATCCTGGCTGAGACTGTTGTTTCCGGTCAGAATGTCGATGTAACTGAGAGCAACGCTATCACCTTCGCTGATTTGATCGGCATGGAAGCAGCTCTTCCTGAGGGATATGACGATGCAATCTATGTGATGAACAAGAAGACCTTCGTTTCCCAGGTACTCGGTATGGTTGATAAGAACGACCAGCCTATCGCAAGAGTAGACAGCGATATCGATGGAAAGCCTTCCTACAACCTGTTCGGCCGTCATGTAGAGTTTACCTCTGCACTTCCGGCATACACAGGCGGAACTGTTGCAGCTGACACCGTGGTAGCATTCCTGTTCAGGATGGAGGATTATTACCTCAATACCAATCTGAATCCTACGATCAAGAGATACACTGACGAAGATACGGATGACGAAGTAACCAAGTGCATTATGCTCGTTGATGGTGCCGTAGTTGACAAGAACAGCCTTGTAACGCTGACAATAAAAAACTCATAGACCCCAGCGGTGACGATATCTATTCGGCGTCAGACCTCAACTCCATGACCGTGGCAGAAATAAAGGTTTTGGCACTTGAACTTGGATACGACATCTCTGGGGCGAATAAATCGGCCCTTATAACATCATTCCTCACGGAACAGGCCAAGCAGTTCACCGAGGTGACACCTGTCGGAACCGAGAGCCCTGTTGAGGAAGGTTGGTGGGAGTCTGACGGCGCAGGATCGTTCGTCCTGAGTGATGACACTGAGGTTTCAGACGAAGCGACATACTACGAGCGTGAGACCTCAGGATAAGGAGGTGCGCGCATGTACACTGTGGCGTCAATAAAAGATTCCATGCGCATAACCCACAATAAACTCGATGACCAGATAGGCAGGGATATCAATTCCTGCCTGTCTGATCTCGTTATGTGCGGTATTGCGGTAAAAGATGATCATGATGTGGCAATAAACGACCCGCTCATCGACAAGGCGGTGGAACTGTATTGTAAAGCTCAGGCGGATTACCAGGGCGAAGCGAACCGGTACAACCGGTCGTATGAGAACCTGCGAAACGCCATGCAGGGCTGTGGAGATTATCGGTTATGAGACTTGAAGAGATAAAGCTTCAGACAATTTTAGAGGGTTCTCTTGATCCTGATGGATTCCCCACAAAGGATGAAGTCACGGAGACGGAGATAGCCGCTTCAGAGCTTGAAGTGAAGGTCTCTGACCGTATAGCGGGAGAGCATGAAGGCTGGCGCGTAGCGCTAAAGCTTGCCGTTGATATAGATGATTATCAATCGGCATTTGTGGCGGATTCGGAAGGCCGGAGCGTAAGACCGCAAAAGCTCATCTATAATGGTGTGACATACATCATCAGGAATCCCGTGAAGAATCTGAAGACACACGAAATGGAACTCTTATGTGAGGAGGTAGAAGGATGGCAAAGTTTACCTGCGACATCCCCGCCGACTTCCTGAGTGACCTTCTGGACTCTGACTTCTCGGAGATAGCAGAAGAAGCGCTTGAAGAAGCCGCTCCGGTGCTCCAGAAATCCGTACAGGATAGCGTGAGGGCTGTCATAAAGGACAAATCGCGGACTGATCTGATCGAGTCCTTTAAGCCGTGGAAAGGCGGCGTCAAAAAGGTGTCCAATGGCGGTGGTGCTTATCTGATGGGTGTGGCCTCTTATGGCAAACCCAAGAAGAAGAGCAGACGCAAAAGGTCTGACGGGACCGGGAGCAGGAGCGTCACGAACAATGATATTGCATGGTGGCTTGAACATGGCAATTCGCATCAGGCGGCAAAGCCATATCTTGATCGCGGAGCCAAGGCCGCTGAAGGCAAAGTCCTTGATATCGTCCAAGAAGTATACAACAAAAAGGTTGGTGCCACATGAACCTGAACAGTGAGCTTTTGGCTCTATCCACAATTTTAAAATGCCCTGTGAAGCAGGATGTTTATAAGGGCAAGGAAAACCGGTTCGTAGTCTTCACATACGAGAACGAAGAACCGGAGCTTTGTGCAGATAACGATGTGGTCATCGAAAAAGCCAGCATCCAGTTATCGTACTATGTCCCCGAGACTTATAACTACTTTTCAGACAAGGCGGCGATAAAACAATATTTCCGTGGTCTTGATTATTATATCGAATCGACCCAGACCTTTATGGACGATGAAGATATAAAGAACTCGATACAATTAAGGCGACTGCTGTTCTATATCCAGAAGGCAGTCTGATTTACAAGGAGGATAAGAAAATGGCATATTTTGGAGCTTCAAAACCGATCATAGCCCCCTGGACTGCTGATAATACCTACGCGGCAGGCCAGATTTTCCAGTGCGGAAAACTCACCGAGACAAGCGTGACTCCCAACTCCAAGGAGGGATCCCTTTACGCTGATAACGGTCTTGCTGAGTATGTACGCGAGTTCACTGATGCTGATGTCAGCACGACTATCGACCAGCTTCCTTACAACGCTGCGACGATCCTGTTCGGGCACACCATCAGCGGCACAGGAACAAACCCCACAGTCATCCACAAGGCAGATGATTCCTCGCCCTATGTTGGTTATGGATTCATCGCGGATAAGCTCGAGGGCAATGTTAAGAAGTATCAGGCGTGTGTCCTGCTGAAAGTTAAGTTCTCAGAAGGTGCACAGACCTACACCACAAAGGGCGATGCTATCAACTTCGGTACTCCCACTATAACCGGTAAGGCTGTAGCTCAGGAGTCTGATAACAAGTGGAGGATCGTTTCCCCTGACTTCACGACTGCGGCAGAGGCTTATAACTGGGTACTTACTCAGTTTGGCGGCGGAAGCGCAGATCCCGGAACCTATACCGAAGTCACCCCTGTTGGAACAGAGAACCCCAGCGCGGAAGGCTGGTATGTAAAGGGCGGCTCGGTTTACTATCTTACCGGCGATACCGTGATCATAGATGGTACCGAGTATTACGAGCGGACTGTTGAGTAATTCAGTTCATAAAATACCTTCTTTATACCGCGGGCTGTTGTAAAAGGCAGCCCGTGGTTTTCTATATGGAGCATTTTACATGGAAAAGTTAAAAACGTTGACCATCGACAAAAAGAAATATCCCTATAAGTGTGATTTATATGTGCTCGAAGAATTACAGAAAGAGTACAGCGATATATTTGAGTACGAGAGAAAGTTAAAAGGTCTGGAATACAGGCTTGATAAGAACGGTAACAAGGTGTATGGTCCCGATGGAACTCCGGCATATGTGCGAAAGCACTTTGATATCCATGCGATAAATGTGATCCTTCCGCTGATGATAAACGAAGGTATCGAGATAACCGGATGGCTTCAGAACAAAGAAGTCACACCCGTGGATCCGAAAGAGATCATCCGCAAATGTGAGATCCCGCTCTATGAGCTTTGGGAGCTTGTAGTAGAAGAATACAACCGGTGCATGTTCGGAAAAAAATAGTCCCGGCTACAGGAACCGGAAAAGATCCGGAGCCGATAGACTTTAGCTGGGTGTATGTTATCGGCATGAGGATGGGACTTTCATTCTCTGAAGTGAAGCATATGTACTTTGGCTTCTGGCATGATATGTTTGAGGCATGGAAAGAGCAATATAACTTCGAAACAAAGAAGATGATATATAAAACGATGGACGATTACAAGGTAGCAAGCCTTGATGACTTATAAAATTGGCATATTTTATTGGTGAATGATATGGCGGGTAAAGGTACGGCAAGCGTCAAGATCGAGCTCACAGGCGAGCGCGAATTTGACCAGGCGATTAAAAGAATAAATAACGACCAGAAACAGCTCCGCTCTGAGATGAAGCTGTCTGAATCTGCATTCAAGGGACAGGCGAACAGCGTTGAAGCATTGCGTTCAAAGTTCGATATCCTTTCGAAGCAGTATGAGTCGCAGAAGGAAAAGGTTAAGACATACCAGGACGCGCTAAATAACTCCGCAAAGAAAGAAGAGGAAGCGGCTAAAAAGATAGATACGCTCCGAGAGAGTTACGACAAGGCAAATGCAGAGCTGGAAGACCTGAAGAAGAGCACTCCGGAAGCGACGGAAGAGATCGCTAAACAGGAGCAGGAGCTTGAACAGCTCTCTAACCAGTTGAAGATTGCCGAACAGGATTACTCAAAGGCGCAGGCATCCACAGCAAAATATCAGACCAGCCTTAATTATGCCAATATAGAGCTTAATAAGCTCGATGAAGAGTTAAGCCAGACAGGTGTTTATCTGAGAGAGGCAGAAAACTCATCCGACCAGGCGGCACACAGTATTGATGAGTTTGGCAACGAAGTAGGCGAGGCAGAGAAAGAAACGGCAAGCTTCGGTAAGCTTCTCTTGGCTAACTTTGCGGCGCAGGCACTACATACAGCTCTTAATAAGCTCGTTGATGGTATAAAGCAGATAAGCGCTGCTTGCATCGAATCCGGATCCGAATTTGAGGCAGCTATGGACAAGGTTGCAGCTGTATCGGGCGCGGCTGGCGGTGATCTTGATGCTTTAACCGATAAAGCAAAGCAGATGGGCGCATCCACGATGTTCTCCGCTTCTCAGGCGGCTGAGGCCATGAATTACATGGCTATGGCAGGCTGGAAGACGGAGGATATGCTTTCAGGCATTGAGGGTGTCATGGATTTGGCGGCGGCTTCCGGTGAGGATCTGGCTACCACATCCGATATCGTGACCGATGCTCTGACAGCGTTTGGACTCACTGCTCAGGACAGCGCACACTTTGCTGATGTCCTTGCGGCGGCTTCCAGTAACGCTAATACGAATGTCGCTATGATGGGCGAGACATTCAGCTACGCGGCACCTATTGCAGGCTCTCTTGGATTTTCTGTTGAAGACACAGCCGAAGCTATCGGACTCATGGCTAATGCCGGTATAAAGGCGAGCTCCGCGGGTACATCCCTTCGGCGGATCATGACGGAGCTGTCGAAAGATGTGACGATCCACAGCAAGTCCATGGGCGATATGGTCATAAAGACCACAGAGGCAGACGGATCTATGAGAGAGCTATCTGACATCCTGGCAGATTGCCGCGGGGCTTTTGACCAGCTTTCAGAGTCCGAGAAGGCAAGCGCGGCAGCTTCCATAGTCGGCAAGAATGCCATGAGCGGATTCCTTGCCCTGATGAACGCGGCTCCCTCTGATGTTGAGAAGCTGTCCAACGCTCTTGCGACCTGCGACGGCACAGCCAAAGCGATGGCCGACACGATGCAGGATAACCTAAAGGGTAAGATAACCATCATGCAGAGCGCTCTGGAAGGTCTTGCGATATCGACATATGATGCGTTTGACGATTCCCTTAAGGAGGGCGTTGAGGGCGCTACAGAAGCTATCACAAGGCTTAATGATGCCGTTGTGAATGGTGATCTGGGTGTCTCGCTTGAAAAGCTCGGGCAGTCAGCCAGTGAGCTGATGGTCGAAGTCGTTGACGGACTTGTTGACCATATGCCGGAGATTATAGACGGACTGACCGCAGTGATCGATAACGCAGACGAGATCGCGGGAGTTATAGAGACGATCGTAGCGACATGGGGAACATACAAAGTTGCAGCAGAAGGCGCACAAGCAGCTACAATGCTGCTTAACGCAGAATTGGCACTTAATCCTGTGCTTGCGGTCGCCGCGGGTGTTGCCGCATGTGGTGTGGCACTCGTTAACTTCGCAAGGGAAAGCGCCAAGGCAGGCGAGGAAGCTCTTAAGGCTTCAAAGAAAACATCTTCCCTTGTGTCGGAGACCAGAGACCTAACTGCCTCCTACAACGAGTCCAAAGAGGCATTTAAGGCGAACATTGACGACCTGAACGCTCAGGGCGATGCCTGTAATAAACTTGTTGATGACCTTGTAGGGCTCAATGCTCAGTGGCAGGATTCAAGTGCTCCGGGCTTCTCGGAGGCTGTCGCAGAACAGACATCCATAATAAACGAGCTCAAAGCGGCATATCCGGGGCTTAACCTCGCCATAGACGAGCACACGGGCGCTCTTAATATGGACGCTGAGGCTATCCGCGCGAATATAGCGGCTATGCAGTCTCAGGCATATGCTGAAGCGGCACAGGAACGTCTCACAGAGATCGCCAAGCAGAAGCTCGAACTTCAGATACAACAGCAGAAGCTTGCACCGGAGATCACGGAAGCGGAGAACGCGCTGACGGAAGCGCAGAGTGCTCATGCCGATGCACAGGAACGATTGACAGCGTCACAGAAGGACGGCACAGCATATTATGAGAACACCATAAGTGTTGCGGAAGAAGCAAAGGAAGCACACCTTGAAGCAGGTCACGCACTCTCAGAACTTCGGGGCGAGAACGAAGCCTGCAATATAGCTATCGAAGATCTGAACGAAGAAGAGCAGATCCTTACCGAAAATTTGCGGGTAAATGCCGAGGCGAGCTCACAGGCTGGAGCATCGGCGGCAGGCGCGGCAGACGGGTTTACGCAGTTAAAGCTCACAGAAGAAGAGCTTGAGGAATTTATCGAAAATGTCAACAAATCGATAGACTCGCAGATAAACCTTCTGGAGAAGCATCAGGAAGTCACAGCCGTTTCCGGGGAAACGATGAAAGAAAACCTCGATTCTCAGGTGGAGGCATTAGAGCAGTGGGCTTCTGATTTTGAGGAACTGGCTGCCAAGGGCATCGATGATGGACTTCTCAAACAGCTTGCAGAGATGGGACCTGAAGCCGAAGGATACATCCAAGGGCTGTTATCCATGTCGGAGACACAGCTTGCGGAGTATTCCACGAAATTCGCTGAAGCGACAAAGCTCAAATCCGAGACAGCATCGGAGATCACAAACTCGTATCTCGACGCAGGTACGGAATTCGGCAAGGCTGTAGGCGAAGGCACCATTAACGGCTTGGAAGAGACCTCCGAGGATGTTGTAGGCGCTGTTACTGAGGTTGTCGAGGAATCTCAGCAGGAGAGCGTTGAAAAGGCGCAGGAGTTTTCTGAGACCGGTGAGAAGGCTATGACTTCCACGCAGGAGGGAATAGAGAAGCGCAAGGATGCTGTTACCACCACAATAGAGAAGGTCGGAGAGTCTGCGGTACAGGCTGCGGAGAAATCCATGGGGAAAGAGAAATTCATCCCTGTTGGTACCAATATTGTTGCCGGTATCGTGGAAGGTATCAAGAGCGACAAAGGCAAGGGCACGCTCATAGCCGAGATAAAGGCTATGGCTGAAGAAGCTGTGGCGGCTGCCAATGCTGCGCTCAAGATAGAATCGCCCTCAAAGGTATTTAAGCAGATAGGCGAATATACCATGATGGGTATGGCTCAGGGCATTGAGGCGAGCAGTAAGGACGTTATCGACTCAGTAAACCGCGCGATGGATGAGACCTCGAAAGCAGGGGCATCATTCGTGACAACTCCCAGCGGGATGGATACTACGACACTAGCCTATACGATATCTGATGCCATTGAGCGCGGTCTTGACGGCTTCGTGATGAACATAAACGCCGGAGTTGATAAGGATGCCATAGTCAAGGTCACTGTGGACGCGAACCGCAATAACATCAAGCGCACCGGTGGCAGTTTATACGGAGGTGGATGATGTCATACAACGGATATCTGATAAAAATAAATACAATAGAACTTCCGAACAGATACATCGACCGCTCGTCCTGGACAATCACACCGATAGCCAGGCGGGTGGTCGAAAGTTTTTATGATGTTGATGGAAGGTATCACGAATACCTGTCAGACCATCAGCAGACGAAAATACAGTTCAAGATCAGGGAGCACAGCGAGGCGGAACATTCTGTCATAGCTGCTTTCCTACAAGAGAGATACAGGGTGAGGGTGACGTACTACAACGACCTCACGGAAGAATACGGATTCGGTAACTTCAGAATAAGCGATCCGGTATTCACGCATAAGAAGACATTCGACGACACTGTATGGTACGAAGAGACTCAGATAACCATGACGGAGTATTAAGATGATCACCGTAGGCGAAAACATCAGAAATCAAATACTTTCAGACGACCATCACATGGCCATATGGGTACACTGGCTCGGGGCGAATGATAAGACCATCAGTGACCTCACGAACATGGATATCGTTGACCAGAGCCTTATACTCCGTGAGTCCATCTCACGGAACAGATTTAAACTCGGCTGCGCGGATGTCTCTGCTTGTGAGTTCGACCTTATCATTGATGATAAGTTCCCTTTTTCCAAGGCAGACCTTACGGGAAAGAGGTTTGAGCTTTACCTTGTGTGCAAGAACTATGCAGATGGTGAGCCTGTCTACTATGACACAGGTACAGGCGATACAGCGTTCTGCGACTTCAACAAGAACAATGGCAATATAACTGCACGCGAGGGCGGTACTGTGGAGACATATTTGCAGCTGAAGTATGGATCCTCGACAGTGACCACGGCTACGAGGTTTTCAGAATATGAGGCCGGGGAGAGGATAAGGGACAACCGGTTCTTCTTTCCCCGGACGGATGATAACGGGAATATGCTCACGCAGGTCATACAGGTGATGGAGTATGCGCATAATACATCGCGCTTCAATATGCCTGTCACAGGACTTACAGACTGTACCAAGATCCCCCTGGGGATATTCAAGGTCGATGAGTGTGAGCTTGCCACAGATAAAAACACCCGGCACGTGACCGCATATGATGATCTGTATTCCCCGTATCTCGACCGCGAGATATCTTATGGCCCGAACGAACAGGTGACCATGAGCGACCTGATATATGAGATGTCGCTCGCCACAGGGATAGACTTTAATCTGAGCTTTCAGGACACGGACCTGAACTTCCGGATCGTCGAGGACAACATCGAGACACAGCAGTATACCTTCAGCGGTATGCCCATAGAGGGAAGCTGTACGGTACAGCTGGTGAAATCGAAGATACATATTGATGATTATAATTCAAGCTATGCACACATATATCAGTGGTTATCGGACAGGTCGTTACAGAATGCCCGTAACCTGCTGATGAAGATAGAGGCGGCTTTCGGTTTCAACTATGTGGCGGGTATCTCACAGACAGATTCGGATACTGAGGCTCTTGTTGGTAAATACACAGCATGGCAGACAGCATACCACAGCAGCAGTCTCTACAATCTGGTCAATGCCTGGAAGAACACCTTCAGGGTGCAGCCGCAGCCGGATTCGTCCAGTGAGTTCACTATGTGGCGGATAGCTTCGGCATCGTTCACTGGTATGGCATATAACCAGGTGTGGGATGAAGGATATATGTCCGGTATCGGAAATACTGTGACAGAAGTGGCACACTTCCAGGACAGCGCGAGGATCCCGCTTTATAATCAGGCGACCAGACAGCTGTATTCAAACCGAAAAGCGCTGATATATTTCCCTTCGTGGGTTCTTGTGCCGGATTCGTTGGATTACGGTGATAATACGCTCGAAGGCATAAGCAGCGTAGGAAGGTCGCTTACTGTCGAGGGTGCTTATGGATGCACGAACGGCCGTGTGTATACGATGCGGACGGACGAGGGTGATTCCCGATACGGCGTGGTGGCCTATATCAAGCTTGACGACCTCATAGAAGCCATGTGCGAGAACATGGTTATGAACTTATACATCCACGGCCTTGTAAAGGAATATGACGGCGACAGGCACGATGCAGAGTGGTGGGATCAGGACGATTATACATCTTACATGCAATTTGAGAACTATGTGAGATGGTATTACTCATACTCACGGCTTTCTAGCGGCTCCGGTTTCGTCTCACGGTATGAGACCTGGTATTACAACGCGCATAACTACGGACAGCCTATGGATGGCGTGTTCGTCCAGATCGGCGGTGATTGGGCGATGCTCATAAATACGAGCTACCACAACGGCGAAGGATGGGCATATGACCAGATGAACGGCATGCAGCTGTTGTCAGGGTTCAAGGTCCCGCATCTCAATTCATTCTTTGAGATAGCGAAAACGATAGTCCTGTCCGACAACGTGGATCCACAGACAGGATACGAATACTGGCCTCCTCATATGGAGCTGAACAAGGTTATCCAGAGGGCATATACAGATCCGTTTGCAAACCTTCAGTTCGTGACCACTTCGAACACCACGTTCAAGATACGCGACCTGATAGGGGCCTATGCGGAGATACACGGAGCGTTCTTCCGGATGAACCGGTACGGAGAGCCCGAGTTCATGGTGGTGGCTTATCCGTTATATCCGGATACAGCGCTTTATCCATCGGAAGACCTTTATCCTTCGGATATGGATCAGGTGATATCAGTCACGGAAAGACCTTATCCGGGGCTTGACGTGTATCCTGATCAAGAGCTATACCCTGCCGATCGGGACGAGGTGGATTACCTCAATGGCATGATCCTGAAGAAAAAAACCAGGTACAGGATAGACACACCGCTCATTTATGAAGGTGTGAGGCTTGAGACCAGCGAAGGATGGCTTGAGCCTGTCATCAAGGATGAGCGGGATAATGCGGACATATATGATATCTCGAACTGCATAACGAGATATTTCGTTACATCGTCAGCCATAAGGACACTCATTTGTCAGAACGTGTGGGATTCGATATCAGACATACATATCGATTCCGGCGACTATGACTTCGTGGGTATGCCTCAGATGGAATGCGGCGATGTTTTTTATTTCAGCGAAGATGAGAGCGTGTTCATCTTTGACAGGAAACTGAAGGGCATACAGTCCCTTACGGATAGTTATACACAGAGAATAGATTAAGGAGGTTAAACCTATGTCTGTATGGTCAAAAATTTTTTCAAATTGGACTTGGCATAACAAAGATACAGCCAGGGACACACCACTGTCTGCACAGAACATGCAGAAGCTCAATGACGCTATCGACACGATTGATACCAGGGTTGTGGATTTGCACGAAAACCCGCCGACGCCCAATCTGCTCAATGCTGTGACGGTATTGGGGGATATGCTGTTCAAAAATTCAGCCAGTGATACCATATCTCCTGTGAAAGCCAGCAAGAACGGTATCGAGGTCACAGGGACTTCCACTACTCCTACGCTTGCGAAATTCATGCAGTATGGTGTTGCCGGAAATAAGGTTGAAATAAGCACAGACGGCCATATCACAGCCGTTGGCAGTATTGCGTCCACCGGAGGAGATGTTACAGCCGGGACCGGTAACAATCAGGTGTCTCTTGTGGGGGTGAATGCATTAGCTAATGGAATCAACGCAAATGTCGGAACAAATTACTCCAGTCAGTACAGCCTTGATTCACGTGTGACAGCGCTGGAGCAGGGCGGAGGCGGCGGAGGGAATTATGTCAAAAATGAAGAGACAACAGGTGACTATGTAACGGTATTAAGCGGTAGGCTTAAATTATATGGAAGTACGACAACTTCACAGGCTCCCGGAACGATTGATTTAGAGTCCACTAATAATACCGTTATCAAATCGAATTCTGGATACATAAGTGTAAATGCACCAAACAGTAATATTTATGAGAGTGCCAAAGAAATCATACTTAATGCAAAGACTAGCGCTCTTAATGATCCGGCTGCGTCTGTAATAATTAACTCTGCATCAGGGTTGGAAGGAATATTGTTGGAGGAAAAAGTGACTCTGGCAACATTAGCAGACGATGAAGCTCTTATTACCTTTGACGGACGATATGGCTCTTCCGGGAATGTTTACCGTGAAGGAAGGATAGAAGTCCACGGATGGAGCGCTGAGGATGATCATTCCACGACTGAGATATATCAGGATTCTGCTACGGAAAGGCTTGTGGTTAATGGCGATGTAGAAATTACAAATAGCTTAGAAGTAGAGGAGATAATAGGTTCTTTTGCAGGTACTGATCTTAATATCGGAGTGATTGATTCAGTAAATATCAGGAAACAATACAATTCATCCACGTCGTCAAATACCGGTGGAAATCTCACGGTCGAGGGCATCATCACCGTGAACGGCTCCGACTACGCAGAAAAGTTTGAAAGCATAGAGGATTGCCCCGTAGGACGCTTTGTAACGCTTGACGGTGAAAAGATAAGGCTTGCACAGCCTTCCGATGATTATATCCTCGGTGTGACTTCGGAGAAGCCCGCAATCGTGGGTGACAAGGATAATCCTGGAACACCCGTAGGACTTGTCGGAAAGCTGTGGGTTGAACACGATGGTACGGCAGAAGTGAACGGCTATGTTTGCTGTGGCAAGGACGGTATAGCAACGGTGGAATTACATCGGCAGTGTGTATATCGAGTAATGGCTGTTGACGGAAACCGTTGTAAGATTTTAGTAAAGTAACAATAAAACGCTAGTTTTATTGATTAAAAAGAAAGGAGAGATTTATGGCAAGTTTAAAAAATAATGATTTGATTTTTCCGAATGGCGATGAAGTGGTAAAAGCATTTAATTCCCATAATTCGGGCGGTGATTGTAATAATTGGACATCTCCCGGACTTTATCAGGGTTCTGATGTAACAAATGCTCCGAATAATTCTGGATGGGTTAGTATACTTACACTCCCCTGTGGGGATTTTAATAAAAACTATGTCACACAGATTGCAATTATGCTTTTTTCCACAAATTTGTATGTGCGTCAATGTAATAATGGTACTTGGGGAGCTTGGAAAATATTAACACCTGCATAATTATAGTAAAAAGGTAATTAAGATAAAATAAAACAACAATTTCAAAGGAAAGGAGATTTTTATGAAATTCCCAATGGATTGTCCGAAAGAATGCAAATATTTTAAATCATGGGATTTAAGTATTGATGATTATACAAATGTTTGTGAGAAGTTAAATAAACAAGTGGATGATTGTGATGCGTATGGCCCGTTTTATTTACCACTCTTTTGTCCACTATCAGAAAATGAATTAAAAGAAGCGTGTAGATAAACGATTGATTTCATAGAAAGGAGAAAAAACAATGAGTGTAAATAAATATAACTCAACCACGGGCAACCTTGAACGGTTGGACGGATATACGGTTGACAGCACTCCCACGCAGAACAGTGGCAACCCCGTGAGCAGTGGAGGGGTGTTTACGGCGTTAGCGGGGAAGCTCGATACGGGCATAAATTACGCTTCGAGCATAACTCTAACTGGATGCCATTTCGGGAATAATAGTCAGATTGCAATTAAACACGGAAATCTTGTTGTTGTGAATTTGAGCATAATTTTAGATTCTGAAACAAATGGTATAAAATTCCCTGATGAAATTGTACCAACAAATAATATATTGCTTTCAGGATGGATATCGCGTCAAAGTTATTTTTCATATCTATATGGAAAACAAGAAACGGCTCAATATCAGGGATGCCCTGTTTTAGGATTTAACTACCACAATTACGGGAATCAGAATGATGAAGTAAACATTTTTGGTGTTTACGAAATTTTATAAAATAAAACAAACATTTCATCATAACTTTAACCACCATATATAGTATTTACGGTTTAATCCAAATGCTATATATAGTGGTAATTTTTTGCAAAAAATTACAATTTTAAAAAGGAGAAAAAATCATGAAGTATTATTTAATTGAGATTACTACTTATGTAGATGGAACTGCTGACTCAAAGGGTATCTATTCGTATGATACCGAAACGGATGCCGTGGCTAACTTCCACAGCAAGATGGGCGGCGCGATGAAGAACGCTAATTATGCATCTGAACTTGTGCAGGTTATTTCTGGCACTGGCAAGGTCATCAAGACAGAGTTTTGGGCAAGACCCATTGAGGTGACTCCTGAACCCGTAACTCCCGAGGAAACCACAGAGGAGAATAGCTGATGGCAGACGCAGTTATAGTGGCTTTGATCACAGGCGGTTGCTCCATACTTGGAGTGGTGCTGACGAACATAGCTTCAAACAAAAAAATTGAAACACAGCTTATCACGGCGCAGGCTGTCACCGATGAGAAGATCGAACAGCTTACCGATGAAGTGCGCAGGCATAATTCTTTCGGTGACAGGATCACCACGGCAGAGGCAAAGATTCAGGAGCTTATGGCAAGGCTTGAAAGGCTCGATGGGAAGATAGAGCATTTGAGGGAGCACCATGAGGCGAAATAGGCTCAAAAAGAAAGAATATCATACCATGGATATCATCCTTGCTCTGATGGGTGTGGCGATCCTGACATTCACCATAACCATGATTGTGATATTCTGCGCTTATCAGAGCATACCCGATGAACTGGTGCGGTGCTTCTTTGCCTGCTGTGGTTCAGAGGGCGGCTTTATGGCTGTGATAATGGTGGCGAAGAAACTGAAAGAGGGAAATACAAAGAATGAAGAACCCGAAGAAACTGACATATAACGAGAGGAAGATCGTCCATTCGTGGGGGCTTGACCCGGATAACTGGCGCAGAGAAAAAGTGGCAGACGGCTATCTTCTCCTGCGGAACGCTCTGACCAACGAGCCGAGACAGGTTCCTGCGAGGGTAAAAGGACGGTGAGAAGTATTGGAACCAATGATTGTGATAGCATCAATCCTGCTTTTGGTGGTGCTGTGTACTCTGGGAGGAGGCGATAAATGATGAATGACCTGGTATTTGATATCTGTCGTATAATTGCGACTATTATGGGGCTTGTGGTCGGGTGGTATATCATACCTGCCCTGAAGGCGGTCGTGAAGGCCCACACGGACGAGAACATCACGGGCTTTATAAATGCCTGCGTGTATGCCGCACAGCAGCTTTACAAGCCCGAGGACGGGGCCATCAAGAAGAAGTATGTTATATCTGCTGTGACCGATTGGCTGAACGACCGCAAGATCAGCATAACCGACGACCAGCTCGACATACTCATTGAGAGCGCGGTTTTGGCTATGAAAACAGAAACAAAATGATACAATTCACCCCGGATAGGTCAAGCGACCCGTGAATGTCGCAGTAACAATTTAATATAGAAACAGCCAAATAATATTTTGTGTCAAACAAAAAACTACGCCTGTCCGGGGTGTTTTTGTATATAACTTGCTTGTTTAAGTTAGTTGCAAGTTAGTTGCAAGTTAAACAAGGGTTTTGGCTAAAAGTCGCATAAGTAAGCCATTTATAGCCTTGTTTAGTTTTAACTTTAGTTGCAAGTTTTAGTCAAGCAAAGTTAAAAATTTAGTTAAGGAGGCGGTCATGGGGTACACAAAACAACAGGCAGAAGCCTTTATCCAGAAGATAGCTCCGTTGATAAGAACAGAGGCAGAAAAGAGAGGATACCACACCTGTGCGGCTGTGATCGCGCAGGCCGTCATCGAGTCGGCAGCGGGCACCAGCGGACTTGCCAAACACTTCAATTTCTTTGGAATCAAATGTGGTTCATCCTGGAAGGGCGCATCCGTCAACATGAAGACCAAAGAGGAGTATAAGCCCGGCACGCTGACCACGATCCGGGACAACTTCAGGGCATACAAGGACATGGCTGATGGTGTCAGAGGTTATTATGATTTTATATCTGGGAAAAGATATGCCAACCTGAAGAGCGCGACAGACTACAAACAGTATGCCACGCTGATCAAGGCTGACGGCTATGCCACTTCCTCGACCTATGTACAGAGCCTATGCGACACAGTAACTAAGTACGGGCTTACTGCATGGGATAAGTCGTACAACCCGCCTAAATCAGCTCCACAGGGCTCCACAGAGGCATTCCCTACACTCAGGAGAGGAAGCAAAGGCGGATATGTCAAGGAATTACAGACCATACTCAACTACGAGTATGGAGCGCACCTTTCTGTCGATGGCATATTCGGATCCCTCACGGAGATCGCTGTCATATCCTTCCAGAAGATGAGAGGACTCCGTGCCGATGGCATAGTAGGACCGAAGACCTGGGCAGAGCTGAGGAGTTGAAGAAACTCCGTTTTGGGGTAAATTTTCGGATTTACCCACGGATTACCCACGAAAGCGGTAAAAGATTAGAAAATATGCGGTTTATGGGTCTTTTTGAGGGGTTCGACTCCCCTCAGATCCATTTTTATGAAACCCCTTGAAGTTGCTGAAAAGCCAGTGATTTCAAGGGGTTTCGGCTTTGTTAAATCGTCTTTAAAATCTACAAAATGTAGTAAAATTTATCCATATTTGTAAAAATTTACCCACGAATTACCCACGAAAATAAAGTGCCAGTTCATTTTATGAATTTCGAGGCGAATTTCGCTGCCGCCTCTTCATAGTCCTTCTGAAATGCGTGCCGGTAGACACGCTTCATGACATGGTCTGTCTTCCATCCTCCCTGCTTCATGATGTACTCGTCCGGGATCCCCAGGGCGTGGGCGTATGACACGTAATAGTGCCGTAGATCATGCAGACGGAAGTGTTTTATGCCCAGCTCGTCCTGGCACCGGCACAGGCGATCGTAGAGCCTCTCCGGGTGCTTCTCAAATATGAAGCCCTGATCCCGTATCCTTTCCGCTATCTCATTCGGCAGGTATATGTCTCTGTGGCTCTCGCTGGTCTTATTATATTTCTTTATGATCCATTCTTTGTCGTTGTTCTGCACCTTCGCCTTGTGGACGTGGAGGATGTTCCCCTCCAGATCGGACAGCTCCAGGGCGCAGACCTCGGACCGGCGCAGGCTGAATATGCCCAGGACGAACGGTATGTAATACTCTGTGCCACGAACATGGTCGAGGATGTTCTTCACTTCTTCCTCTGTCGGGATGTAATACTCCGCAGGCACCTTCTGTGGCAGGGAGACATGGTACGTGAAGAGAGGCCGGTACATCCCCAGCACCGGCGATATAAAACCGGATATATTGATCACGCTCTTGGGCGACAGATGCCCGGCAAGGCTGTTGATCTCGTCCTGGATGATCACCTGGTCAATGTCATTGATGGGCGTGTCCTTAAAGCCGTCAGAGAGCTGCCTGAGCATCTTGTAATAACCCACGATCGTGCTGGGCGATAATACGTTGCTCTTTAGGTTTATGTAGCCTTCTGCGGCCTTCTGGAAGGTCATGTCGGTGCGTGAGTATGTCTTTGACTGCGATATGATCTCACTCATGACCTCCTCGGCCTCGGCCTTTGTAGGCTTATGGTCGAGGGTGGCTCTGTATCGTTTACCCTTCACCATCTTCGTGATCCGGTAATGCCCCGAGGGCAGTTTTTCTATGGTCATATCAAGCCTCCTTTGATGACGGTGAACTTTTTTTGCGTTCGTCATGGAATTTCTCATATAAGAACTGACCATATCGCAATACCTCTTCCTGTTGGTCTGCTGACAGCTTGTGGAAGACTTCCAGCAGCTCTTCCTCCCGTTTTGTGAGTGGTTGAGGAGTAGCGGCATCCTTCTCGAAAAATTCTATCTCCGCAGGTGTGGCGGCTTCCCATTCCCAGTCTTTTCCAGTCATAAGATAATCCACAGATACACCGAAATATTTTGAAATTTTGAGGCAAGTATCACCATTAGGAAGACTTCCGCGTTTCTTCCAGTTAGATACTGCGCTAGGTTTTATTCCAATAACATCACAAACTTCTTTCATACTTTTCCCGTGTTTTTCGCATAGTTCTTTGAATCTGTCATACATAATAATCACTTCCTTTCACGAAAGTGAAAATTTCTTCTTGACATTTCACAGAAGTTAAAATATTATAGTATAAGATTTTCACAAGAGTGAAAGCGAGAAGAAATCTCACTATTGTTTTTCCGACAAATTAACAATATCACAAATGTGAAAATTTAACCACTACTACATATAGGCTTTACCACCTATATGTAGGTGCGTTGATATTCTACGAATATCACACATGTTAAGTGCTTGACAGCACTTAACATAAACAACTCTAACCACTAATGAAAGAAAGGAGGAAAACAAGTGTTCAGCAAATTAGAAGAATTATTGAAGAAAAAAGGAGTGACCATTGCAGATATGTGTAGGGCAACAGGCATTAACCAGTCTGTTATCTCAAATCTGAAGAACAGGGATTCAAATTTGTCTTTTGAGAATCTAGTTAAGGTCGCAAAGTATCTGGGCGTTCCGATGGAATACTTCGCAGATGGAGAGGAGGAGGACTGATGAAACCGTCATATCAGAAGTTTCTGATCGCACTGGAGCGGAAATCACAGCTGTTTGAAAGGAAGTACAGACCTTCTGATGTACATAAAGCGACAGGTATCTCAACAGCAACTCTTTCATCTTGGAAGAATGGCAAATATTCAATCAACGCAGAGAAGCTCTACAAGATTGCGAAGTTCTTTGACGTACCGATGGAGTTTTTTATGAAGGAGGGATAACAATGAAAGCATCAAAGTGGTTCGTACAGTACAACCCCGCCGGAGGGGACACGCCATATATCATCACCAGGTGGAAAGATGAGAACGAAGTACATCATTCCGGCAACATGGAACACTACGGGACATACTCAGCAGACAGGGGCGCTCTTCAGGCGAAGGCCGACGAGTTAAATAAGGAGGAATAACGACACATGATCGAATGCAGACACCGCATCCCCGGACTCGATATTGATATCGTCGGCGGTGACGTTGGGCTATATATCGAAATGCCGACAATGGGCGGTTGGGCCGACGTACTGGATCGGACGGAACTGATTTATCGGATGCATATCCGAGAATATGAGCCCGATCAGGTCGAGGATCTGTGGGAAACAAGGAAGGAGGTGCAAAGATGCCTAAGGTCTATACGACGAAAGAGGAAAGAAATAAAGCGAAAGTGAAGCGATGGATCAAGAGTATCCTTGCACGTCGTGGCATCCAGCAAAAGGCCATGGCGATAAGCATGGGATTATCCCAGCAAGGTCTCTCGGCCGCCATCACACGAGGCTCTGTGAGCCTCGTGCAGCTGCTTGATATGCATAAAGAGCTGCATTTCACGGAGCGGGATATCAGAGACCTCTTGGGAAAACTAGGGGAGGATGATGGATATGATTGAGATATTGAAAACCCTTAGGGAAGCGGAAGCAGAGCTCAATATGCCAATGGATGATTGGCTGGAGAACCAAAACCGCAAACTCAAAGAGATGGGGATGGGCCCTGTCGAGCCTGCACAGTATTACGCGGCTCTGTGTGGTTTATTGTCCGCAGATATCACATACATGATCATCCTGGCGGAGAGAGCCATGGAAGAACATGAGTTCATGGTCCAGAAGCTCCGGGAGAAATGGGAAGCGGAAAAGGAGGAGGAAGAAAATGACTGATTACTTATATCTGCTGTATGTAATAGCCCTTCCTGCCATCATAGCATGGCAGATGATAAAGGGGGTGGACGAGTGAGTGATTTTATGGACGTACTGATGATACTCGCTGTACTCGTGCCTGCTATTGTTCTCTTATGGAGAGAGATAAAGATATGGGACGATAGGGGGCTCGGTGCGGTGGAAATAATCATCATAGTCCTGATCATGGCGGCTATCACGGCATTCTGTGCGCAAGTCACACACGCTGAGGAACGGTATCACCTGACGTGCTACTGCCCCGAGAGCTGTCCGGGAACCATCACATACACCGGTACTACGGTCCGGGAAGGTGTGGCGGCTGTTCATCCGGATCACATCGGGGATGTTGCAGTCGTGTATACGACATCAGGAAACTATATCGGGAGGTTTATATGCGAAGACAAACTCGGCACAGGTCGGCGCGGAGTAATAGATATTTGGAAGCCAGATTTGGCATCCGCGAAAGACCTCATGGCCCTCACAGAAGGCCGATGCCTCGTAAAGTTCTTCAGTCAGGAGAAATGATTATGGAAGAAGGAAGCAAATTCTATGTTCCTAACGTAGTCTTTGAGCCAAAGTACAAGACCGCCAAAGAAGCACGGAAAGCCGCTCTTGCAAAGGCGAGGGCATCGCAGAAGGAACAAAGCCAGTATGATCCGGAGACTCGGACATACTGCGGTGTCCATCTCGACGAGTGGCGCGAGCTTGTAGACAAGAGCTATGTCTATATCGAGGGATCATCAAGCCATGCCAGAGACAGCGGGGAACTAGCGGCGAAGCTGGAAGAGGTCGGTGGTACCAGCACGGGACTCACGGATGCCCTGTGTCAGGACTGGACTCCGCACTTCGGATACCCTGAGAAGATAAACGCCAGGGAGATGTCTAACACGGGCTTCATAAACCTCTGTGGGTCTGTGGTAAAGACCTTTGTCAACGAGATAATAGCATACGAGGTGGCGGAGATAACAGGTGGTTACAGCATCCGCGGAGCGCATGTAGACATGACCGCCCTGAAGCAGGTCAGGGACAAAGCCGTGATGCAACTGCACAGGGAACATATGCAGCTGTTCCTTCTGGGAATGGCCCCCGATGCCGTGATCCGGATGTGCCCGAAGAATGCCAGGGCTTGGCTTGAAAAGACCTATGGCAATGCACGGAAGGAACTGGCCAAAGAAATACAGGAGAGCAGCATATCCATGGAAGAACTCATGGAAGCTCTCGATCTGAACCGCGAACAGCTCGCATCCTGGCTGATGTGGCCGTTTGAGCGACGCAGGAAGAAAATCAAGAAATATATCAGAGAAAGGAAAGAAAGGGAAGGTGGGGATTGATGATCCAGCAGGATTACAAAGAAAATGGTCTTGAATGGCTAAACGGACAGGATACGGTGACGTTTTCATTCTCGCAAAAGAAGTTTATCAACAAGATAAAGGCATTGGCAGAAAAATACCCCGATAAGGTAGATATCTATGCTGAGAATGAAGATGGAAGTATTACGGGGAAAATGCCCCTTAATTTCGTCAGAATCGGCGCACCTAGACAAGTGTCCATAGATGATGAAAGGCGGGCTATTTTGGTTAAAAGATTAGAAGTCATTAGGGAGAACAAAAGAAAGGAGAATGAATGATGGAAAAGGGATTTAAGGAACTTGCTATGCATTACTTCGAGGAGGTTGCCAACGATCCGGAGAGGAAGAACCCCGAACAGCTTCGGGCATACGCTGACAACTTCGCCGAGGATGTATGGAGATGGATGCGCGCGAGACTGGATTTCAAGGAGGGATGCGATGAAGATGACAGGAAATGAGAGAGCACACGCACTCCTGAGCTGTTCCGGGGCTCACAGGTGGATGAACTGCCCCGGATCCGTGAAGCTCTCGGAGGGATTCCCGGACAAGGGCAGTATCTATGCTGATGAGGGCACGCTGGCACACGAAGCAGGCGAGGCGCTTATCGACACGGGAGAGATCCCGCAGGAGCATATAGACAAGATCGATAAGTTCTATGCAGATCATCCCGAGCTTGATTACTCCACTCAGGAGATGCTTGAGGATGTGAAAGAATATGCAGACTTTGTTAACAAAGAGTATGCGAAAGAGCGTGAGGTGGATCCTGAACCGATGCTCAGGACAGAGATGCGGGTTGACCTTACCAGGTGGATCCCCGACGGCTTCGGGACTTCGGATGTCGTGATCGCAAGGTGGGGAAAGCTCCACATCATCGACCTTAAGTATGGGAAGGGTGTCAAGGTCTCTGCGGTGGATAATCCACAGCTTCGGCTTTACGCTCTGGGAGCTCTGGCGGCTCTGGACGAGGAATACCATATCAATGATGTTCAGATGACCATATATCAACCGAGAACAGGCAACATCAGTGAGGACTTTATCACGGCGGATGATCTGTACTCGTGGGGATCTAATGTAGTCGCGCCCGCTGCCAAACTGACACAGACTGATGACGCGCCTGTCGTTCCGGGTGAGTGGTGTACGTTCTGCCCCGCGAGGAAGATCTGCAAGGTCAGGGCGGAGAAATACACAGCTCTCAGGGCTTACATGGCAAAAACGACGCTTTCAGCGGGTGAAATAGCGGAGATCCTGAATCTTGCCGACGGGCTTGCTAAATGGGTAGAGGATATAAAAAGCGGTGCCATAGAACGGATCCAGAGCGGCGATACGCTCCCGGGATGGAAGGTTGTCGAGGGGACGAGCAGACGCAGGTTCACCATAAAGGACAACGATATCATCGAACGCTGTGTAAAAGCTGGATTCGTGCGTGAGAAGGTCATGACGGTAAAAGCCAAGGGCATAACTGATCTGGAGAAGCTCATGGGGAAGGAACGCTTTCAGGAAGTTTTTGGCGACAGTGTGGAGAAACCCGCAGGGAAGCCGACATTGGCGAAGGATGACGAGTGGAAGTGAAAAGGAGGGATAGGGAGATATGGAAATAAGCAGAGGTAAGGTCTCCGGGGCGCAAAAGGTATTGATATATGCCCCGGAAGGATATGGCAAGTCCACATTTGCCAGCAAAGCGGAGGATCCTTTGTTCATTGATACGGAGGGTAGCACAAAGATGCTGGATGTGGCGAGATTCGATGCGGATATGAGCGACTGGGATAACATTCTGGACGCGGCGCAGTATGTTATAGATAATCCGGACTGCTGCAAGACACTTGTGATCGATACCGTGGACTGGGCGGAGAACGCCTGTATCCACAAGCTCAACGAACGGCATAAGACAGCGAACATACTCACGCTGGACTACGGAAGGGGCTCTCAGTATGTTACCGCTGAATTCGAAAGGCTCCTCACCAGGCTCGATTACATCGTAAAGAAAGGAATAAATGTAATCATGACAGCACATGCAGCAATGCGCAAGCAGGAGCTCCCCAACGAGATGGGAGCTTTTGACAGGTGGGAGCTTAAGCTTCAGTCAAAACAGGTAAAGGCTATGGTGAAGGAGTGGGCGGATCTGGTGCTCTTCGGGAATTACAAGACCTATGTGGTAGAGGATTCCAAGACCAAGAGCAAAAAAGCCCAGGGCAACAAAAGAGTAATGTATGCCACACATCACCCCTGCTGGGATGCGAAGAACCGCCATAACCTGCCGGATGAGATGCCTTTTGATTTCAAGGAGATAGCGCACATCTTTACAACCTCGAGTACCAAGACGGTACCTGAGAAGGATAAGGAAGAGAAAAGCGCTCAAACAGAGAAAAAATCACCGGATACAAAAGCTGAGAAGGAAGACAAGCAACCCGAAGATGCACCTGCGGACAGAAAAAAGGGCATCAGGAGCGATGCGGTCGAGAACCTTAACATCCCCGATGACTTAAAAGCCTTGATGATCGAGAACGATGTAACGGACTGGGAAGTGCAGGAAGCCGTCGGAGGGCTCAAGGGCTCAGGCTACGACGCTACAGTTAAAATGGAGGACTACTCCCCGGAGTTCTGCCGTAAGCTCGTGAAGAGCTTCTCAGGATTACTCAAGAAGATTATGAAAAACCGCGCCAAATTGGAAGCAGAGCTTCCGTTTGAGGAATAAACCAAACAAGGAGGATTTAACAATGAGTGAAGACAAGAACAAAAACATCAATGATGAGCTGGATTTCGAGGATGACGATGAGCTCCTCGACTGGGATGACGAGATCGAAGACGGCAACGATTTCACCGTGCTCCCCGCAGGCAAGTATGACTTCGAGGTCATAAACCTTGAGCGGTCGAGCTATGGTGGATCCGACAAGCTCCCCGCCTGCAAGATGGCTATCGTCACATTCCGGATCAAGGACGGCGACAAGACCGCCCTGGTATTTGAACGGTATTACCTCTGCAAGAAAATGGAGGGTATGATAGCCAGTCTGTTCAAAGCCTGTGGACTTAAGAACAAAGGCGAAAAAACCGCCATGAGATGGGGTGACCTTGTGGGAAGTACCGGAAGATGCTCTGTAAAGATTCAGGAGTACAACGGCAAGGAATCCAACAGGATCGCTACGCTTTATGCTAAGGAGGGCAAGTGATGGAGCTGAGACCTTACCAGAATGAGGCGGTCGAGGCTATCGAGAAGGAATGGCAGGAGGGGCACAGGCGCACTTTGCTTGTGCTCCCTACGGGGTGTCATGAGCCTAATCAGGGAATTTTAATGTTTGATGGAAGCGTCAAAAAAGCAAAGGATATCGCAGTTGGCGATACCCTCATGGGAGACAACGGGACACCCCGGACTGTGTTAAAGCTCCACCATGGCACAGATATGATGTATGAGGTAGTTCCTGTAAAAGGTTCATCGTTCGTCGTGAACGGTGAACATATCCTCCCCCTGGTTAAAACACCTGAATGTCGTGATGACAAGAACGCTGGCAAAGTAGACTGCATCAAAGTCAAAGATTACTTGACCAAAACACAGTATTATAAGCATTTGCATAAGCTTTATCGGTCGGACACGATCATAAAATTCGGGGGAGACGATACACCGTTGCCGGTAGACCCTTATTTCCTTGGAGTTCTTCTCGGTGATGGAGGACTTACTCAAAGCATAAACATCACTACGCCGGAGCCGGAGATCGCTGCGGAGATATTCAAGCAGGTTCAAAAATACGGAATGACGATCAGAACGGAGCCGGCAGGCGCTGCTCAGACATTTCATATGAGAAGTTTTACTATGGGATGCAAGGGTTCTGTGCTTAGGCAACAACTTAATGCTTTAGGTATCATGGGGCATGATGCTCATACAAAGCATATTCCTCAGATGTATAAAACAGCTCCCTATACCGAAAGGTTGCAAGTGCTCGCAGGCCTTATGGATACAGATGGACATTTGACTTGTAATGGATATGATTATATCTCAGCTTCAGAGGCACTTGCTTATGATGTCGCATTTATATCCAGGTCAGCGGGACTCGCAGCTTACATAACACCTTGTGAAAAGGGCTACGGTGACAGCTTTAAAAGTAAATATTGGCGGGTCAGCATAAGCGGATGCTGTGACAGAATCCCCCTCAGGGTAGAGCGCAAAAGATCCGAGGAGCGACTTCAGAAAAAAAATGTGCTCAGAACTGGCATAAGAGAGATTACACCTGTTGGCGAAGGTGAATACTACGGCTTTACGGTGGATGGTAATAACCTCTATCTTATGGAAGATTTTACCGTCACCCATAACTGTGGAAAAACTATTTGTTTTGCGAAGGTGACACAGCGCCGGGTGGATAAGGGCGGCAAGGTCCTTATCCTCGCACACCGGGGAGAGCTTCTTGATCAGGCGGCGGATAAGCTGATGAAAGCAACCGGGATAAACTCGGCACTTGAAAAGGCTGACAGCCACGCAGCGGGGACAATGCTCCCCGTTGTGGTGGGCTCGGTGCAGACTCTCCAGAGAGATAACCGCCTCGAAGAATATGATCCCGATGAGTTTGATTCTATCATAGTGGACGAAGCTCATCACGCCCTGTCAGAGAGCTATAAGAAGATCCTCGGGTATTTTAATGCGAATGTACTGGGAGTGACTGCTACGCCGGATCGTGGCGATATGAAGAACCTCGGTGAGTTCTTTGAGAGCCTTGCGTATGAATATCCCTTGCCTAAGGCAATAAAAGAGGGATATCTGTGCGCGATACGGGCGCAAACGATACCCCTCAAAATCGACCTCACCGCCGTGCGGACACAGCAGGGAGATTATGCAAGTGGCGACCTGGGAGATGCGCTGGCTCCGTATCTGGACCAGATCGCGGATATTATAGCACAGAATTACTCAGATAGGAAGACTGTAGCGTTCCTGCCGCTTGTGAGCACTTCGCAGGAGTTCAGGGATAAGTTGACACAGCGCGGCCTTACAGCGTGGGAAGTGAACGGCAATTCTAAAGACCGTGCTCAGGTGTTGGAAGAGTTCGACAAAGCAGACCACGGCATACTGTGCAACTCGATGCTTCTTACAGAAGGGTGGGACTGCCCGAGCGTAAACTGCATTGTGATACTCCGCCCCACAAAGATAAGGAGCCTTTACACCCAGATGGTAGGACGCGGGACAAGACTCTGCGAGGGCAAGGACCATCTGCTGATACTTGATTTTCTGTGGCTGACAAGGAAACACGAGCTGTGCCGTCCGACATGTCTCATATGCAAAAAAGAGGACACTGCGAAGTTCATAGACGGCAAGATGGCGGAGTCCGGCGAGGAGTTCGAGATCAGCGAAGAGAATATCAAGGAAGTGATGGAGGATGCCAAAAGGCAGCGCGAAGAAGCCCTTGCAAGAGAGCTCAGGGCGCAGCGGGCTAAGAAGTCAAAGCTCGTGGATCCGCTCCAGTTCGAGATGTCCATCGCGGATGAGGATCTTCGGGACTATGAGCCGACATTTGGCTGGGAGTTTGAAGATGCCACGGAAGGACAGATAAAGGCTCTGGAAAAGTTCGGCATAAACCCCGGAGAAGATATGTCAAAGGGATATGCCTCGATGCTCCTCGACAGACTGATAAAGCGTGCCAGCTCAGGGCTCACCACGGCAAAGCAGATAAGATGTCTGGAGCGCTTTGGTTTCCACGATGTGGGAACATGGACTTTCGACGATGCGCAGGTGATCGTCAAGTATCTGGCGGCACATCACTGGGCGCTGCCGTATACGATAGATCCGGAGACCTATATACCTAAATCACAAAGGAGTTAAACATGGACTTATACTTTAAACAATTAAACGATTTTTGCAATTGTTGGGGGGAGTATCTAACTGTTCACAAATGCCCTTCGTGCGAGGTGTGCGTCAACTGGTATAACGAAGGCCGTTTTTGTAGGGGCTATATGGAAACCGATACAACGCAAAATGAACATATTTGTGATGAATACGCGGATTATAAGCCCATCGACAACGGCATGGGTTTTTGGGTTGTCGAATGCCCAAAATATAAAAAATCAAAAGATTTTTATAAATTATATCTCCAGACAGACCTATGGAAGGCGACCAGACGAAAGCGTATTGAACTTGATGGTTTCCGTTGTGTACAGTGCGGGAGCCCGATCAATCTCAATGTCCATCATATAACTTACGATAGATTGGGCTGCGAAGATATGGAAGATTTAGTTACCTTATGCGAAAAATGCCATGAGCGTCTGCACCATAATTAAATAGTTTTTTTAGGAGGATTTTATGGACAACGAGATAAATCTTGCCGAATACCTTGACCATATACCCTGTTCTTCCCTCGACTATCAGCAGTGGGTAAACGTGGGGATGGCTCTCAAATACGAGGGTTATCCCTGCTCCGTATGGGAAGCATGGAGCAGAACAGACTCGCGGTTTAAGGAAGGCGAATGTGAAAGAAAATGGCTTACTTTTAACGGAAGCAGTGATCCGGTGACTGCCGGGACTATCGTACAGTATGCTAAGGATTTCGGATATGATCCGGATAAGGAAGGCTGGGAGCTGCTTGACTGGGACGATGAGATCGGGGTGGATAAGTACGACCTTGGATGGGTTGAGCCCGACATCATAGAAGACAAAGGCGATGATATTGACCCATATACGGAGATTGTGACGTATCTCGATACACTTTTTGACCCTGATGAAAAGGTCAATATTGTCACTAAATCATTTCAGGATAAGGACGGCAAATATAAGCCTTCGGGCCTTGGCATGACTTACACAGTAAAAGCCCTTCTTAAGGATCTGACCAAGCATAAGAAGGACATCGGAGCCGCGATCGGCGACACGGATCCGAATGCGGGCGCATGGGTGCGGTTCAACCCCATGGACGGTAACGGAGTGAGGAACGAGAATGTCACAGCCTTTAAGTATGCCCTTGTGGAGTCCGACAAGCTGGATATTTCCATGCAGAGTGCGCTTATAAAGGAGATGCGGCTCCCTGTGGCGGTATTGGTCAGCTCCGGCGGTAAATCCCTTCATGCGATAGTAAAGGTCGATGCTCCCACCAAGGACATATACAAGAAACGTATTGATAAGCTATACAGTGTATGTCAAAAATACAAATTTATTGTTGATACGCAGAACAAGAACGCTTCGAGGCTTTCAAGGCTTCCGGGTATAAAACGCGGTGACAAGTGGCAGCATATCCTTGAAACTGATATCGGATGCGGCACATGGGAAGAGTGGGAGGAATGGATCCAGAGCGAAATGGATGATCTGCCGGATCCCGAAAATCTTTTCTCGGAAGAAAATTACAACGAACAGCTCTCACAGGAGCTTATAAGTGGGATCCTAAGACAGGGCCGAAAGATGATAGTCACAGGAGCCAGTAAAGCCGGAAAGAGTTTCCTGCTTATTGAACTGGCGATATCTATCGCTACAGGCCGGAAGTGGCTCGGGCATGATTGCACAAAAAGCAAAGTGTTGTACATAAACTTCGAGCTTTCAAAGGATTCATTCACGGACAGGCTCAGGGAGATATGTTCCCATTTAGAGATGGATCCCAAATCCATAGGAGGGATGTTCGACACTCTCACTTTGAGAGGTATGGCAAAGCCGTTCAGAGAGTTGCTTCCGGGGATCAAACACAAAGTCGAAAGGGGCAATTATAAGGTCGTCATTTTGGACCCTATATATAAGACGCTCCTGGGCGATGAAAACGACGCTAAGGTGGTATCAGAGTTTTGTAACGCTCTGGATAACCTGTCTTCTGTAACGGGCTGTACGGTCATATTCTGCCATCACCATAACAAGAGCGCGAGCGAAAACACAGCAGCACAGAACCGGTCTTCAGGGTCGGGTGTGTTCGCCAGAGATCCGGATGCTATTGTGGATCTTCTGGAGATATCACCTTTTAACAAGGACGGGATGCCTCTTGAAGTGACAGTACCGGAGAGAGAAGATCTTGAGCTCCATGACTATGCGTTTTATATGCGTATGGAAGCATCGCTCCGGGAATTTCCGCCGATCAGCCCTACAGAGCTGGTGTTCAATTACCCGGTACATTATGTAGTGAAAGGGCTGGAAAATGCGAGAGGCGCCGGCAAGGATTTTAAATGGAGTGCCTCACAGTATACGAAAAAGGAACGCTCACAGATGGGCCTCGATAAGATATCCGAGAATAAGGAGCGCCGTATAGACAGGATCATAAACGCTGCTTCGCTTTTAAAAGATGATCTCCCACCTACGATCAAAGAGCTGGCTGAGTATTTCGGTGGCGATTACGGATTCTCTGAAGACACCATCAGGAAGCTCGCAAAAGGTGGAAATGCACCGATCAAAATCGTCAGGCAGAATGATATCGAATATGTCATTGTTCAGGAGCAAACCTAAAACCGATTTTGGTTTGCATTTCTGACAAACCAAACCCTATAGGGTTTAGTTTAGTCTAAAGAGCGCAAAAATACCAAACCTAAACCCTATAGGGTTTGCGGCGCAAAAACCGCCGAAAACCGAACCCTATAGGGTTTGCAAATGGCAAAACCAAACCAAACCACCCTTATCTAAAGATAAGGGTAAAGGGTTATAAAAACACCCTTTACCCATCGTTTAGAGAAGAGTCACGCGATTGCGTGCGAAGTGAGAAAGGAGAAAAAATGGCAGAAAAAATAACAGAAAAAAAATTTGATGAACTACTGGATGTGCTTGATCGGATTTCAGAGAATATCGACATACTGGCCAGTTGTGTATATACACGCAAACATGATGATGGCAGCGAAGAAACATATTTCCGTATCAACGGCGATGTGAATACCTGGGAGCAGAATTGATGAATATGCATTTCAGACTTGCGATGGATCCACCGACGGTTACCGCCCAGGAACACAAGGTTATGGTCAGGAATGGCAGGCCGGTCTTTTATGATCCTCAGGAGCTGAAGGAAGCGAAGGCATCGATCTGTGCAAGACTCGCGAAGTACGCTCCGCAGGAACCCATCTCGGATCCGGTAGTGCTGGATGTGAAATGGCTCTTCCAGATCAAGAACGGCAGGCATACCCATGGTGAGTGGCGGAAGGAAAAACCCGACACGGATAATCTCCAGAAGATGTTAAAGGATTGTATGACGCAGTTCGGGTTTTGGGAGGACGATGCTCTCGTGGTCAGGGAGGCGGTAGAAAAGAGATGGGTGGAACACCATCCGGGCATATATGTGTCAATTATGACAACGGACGAGTACGAAAAGCTGGAGGAGGCATTGTGGGATGTATGAAATGGTGAAAGCGTGGTGGAGCTTTATGAAGCGGTGGGAGACAGCTCCGCCGCACGATAAGGAGTCCTGGCAAAGATTCGTTGACGATGAGAGTAAGATCTACGAGCGGATAAAAGGATCTCTTAACGAGAACGAAGAAAAGTTGTTGCTGGATATGCTCGTTGCCTCGGCAGAGTATTTCCGGAGGAAGGAGACACAATGGAACAATACATAAACATGAACACGCTCTATAGTCTGAACGAGGATTTCAGGGCGTATGTGGATAAATACATAGCAAAAGAGAATGTGCCGCTCCAGACGGCCCTGTCACACAGGATCGTGAAAAACTACGCCGAGTACCTGATGGAGCGTGGGAATGGTGAGGTAAAGCTCCCGAACATGTGGGGCAGTGCCGGAGCTGCGCATGAGAACATGGCGGAGATTTGAATGGGAGGAAGGGAGGATAAGGGATGAGACTAATAGATGCCGATGAACTGATGGAACACGCATGGAGAGATAAACTTGATAGTAGAGAACTGATAGCGAAAATGATTGAACAAGCACCTACTGTTAAAGAGATACCAACAAAGATACCAATAGATATATTTGAGAAATTGGTTTCACAGGAACCTTGTGATGTTCCCGACATAAATGACGGGAACATATATGAGTGTCCTTGCGGTTATGGATGGGATAAGAGTAAGGTTGTCAGACATCATTTTTGTCCTAATTGCGGAAGGGCAGTTGATTCGAGTTATAACTCAATTAAACCCGAGTTAAAACCTTGCGAGGATGCTATAAGTCGCAAGGCAACAGTAGAACGTCTTTGCAGAATGAGCGAAAACGAGAATAAAGACAGAGGCATACTGCAACAGATACGGGATATCGCAGACGAGATCTGCAATCACTACTGCAAGTATCCGGATATCTGGGATGAAGAAAAAGAAGGCTGTGAGTTATCAGAGAGCGAGCACTGCCAGAACTGCCCGCTGAACAGATTGTGAGGTGCTTATGACGGTAAGAGAGTTGGTCGAGCTTAACCAGATGATAACCGACATAGAGATCACAGTCAGAGTGGGCGGCAGTGCTCTTCTGGATGCGCTTTTTATCGGGCCTGCTGTTGGTGAGAAGCCCCGGTATCCTCTCACGGTCCCGAAAGATCGGAGGTATGTCGGGAATATGAACGTAGAATACCGGAAGGAAGCCACATATAATCCAAAATCGGTCAACTCATGGGATGACGGCAAGGACTACTGGCAGGTAAAGCCAGACAGGATCCCGAGCGGATGGAGAGACCTTGAGGTCTATTCCTGGGAAGTATGGTTTGCATCAACGGTATGCCATACGTCACCGAGGCGACATAATGGAAAACTTGACTTCCCTAACGCCAGCTTCCACGGACAGAGGATAAACATAGTGGCTCTCCCGAGCGGGGAAAAGCTTCCGGATCCGGAGGAGTGCAAGGCCAAAACAGATGATCAGGAACAGCTAAAAGGACAGATGAGCCTTGAGGAATTTTTGAAAGGAGGATGACATGAAACAGACAATAGCAACATGGTACACACCCGCCGAGAAGCTCCCGCCGGAATACTTGGAGGACAAGTTTATACCGGTGGTGGTATCGGGGCGGGATGGAAATATAAACTATGACCACGCACTTCAGGTGGGTTCGTGGGCATACGATGGATCCGGATGGATGATTGAGGGATTCTCGGAGGATGCGCAGTTCGTCGTGAACGCATGGTGCGATCTTGCGTTGCCGGATGAGATTGACGGAGGTGAGAGCTATGGAGATAGCACAGGTAAGACAGAAGTTTGATGAGGCACGGACGAACCGCAGGGATGTAATGAGGCTGAGGGCAGAAGCAGAGAACCTACGCTTGTCTGCAATGGGTGGGGCTATCCGGTATGACAAGGAAAAAGTTCAGACCTCCCCGGCAAACTATCAGGAGGAGTGGCTCGTGAAGGCCGCCGATCTGGAGCTCGCAGCCGACAGGCTCATAGCTTCAGGTGACAAGCTCAGGGCGATGCTGTATAAATGGATGGAGGTATGCTCCAGCGAGGAGAGGATTGTGCTCACGGCCCACTATATCAACGATATCACTTATCGGGAGATAGAATACCAGTACGAGGATGCATTGAATTATAAACGCTACAACACTGTGCACGACATATCGATGCGAGGATTACAGAAGATTGCAGAAAATTATTAGAATCTGCAAATCCGAACAAACCGAACAAACTACTTTGTGTTATGATATAGTTGGCAAGATGAGGATGAAGGTTATCTTCTCTCGTATGCTTTCATAGGCTGGGTGCGATTTTTACTTCCCAAAAAATGCTCCTTCGATTGTGAGAGTCGGCTGTAACAGGCTGGCTCTCATTTTCGTATGAGCGTTCGCGACTGTCACATCCGCACCATAAAGGTATATACGATGGCAAAGGAATGGGCCAAGGGGTTCTACAACTCATCAAGATGGATCAAGTGCAGACAGAGCTTCATCGATCAGCGGATCATGATCGACGGGGGCATGTGCCAGGAATGTCACAGCGTACCGGGAGAGATAGTGCATCACAAAATTATTCTGACAGATGAGAACATAAACGACGAATCGATTTCGCTTAGCTTTGATAACTTGGAGTTCGTGTGTCACAAATGTCACGATGAGTTTGAGGGGCACGGGGTTCATGGCAATGGAAAAATAAAACCGTTATGTATGTTCACCGCTGACGGGCAGCCTGTGTCGCTCAGGGACATAGACCGCAAGGGTTCCGCCAGATCCGGCATCCCCCCTGGGTAGCCCGTGAATTTTGGGCCCGCTCAAGAC